ATAATGAAGTCGACACGCTCAAATGGTATGAAGACTATAAGGACCACACCATCCCGATTAAAGACATATGCAAAAAATATGACGTAAAAAGTGATACTATGATAAAACACTTTAGAAAGATGAAACTAAAGTTAAGGACGCCGGGGTTTAAGGTTAATAACTGTAGAGGGATTAATGGACAATTTTCAATAAACCTTCAATATAAACACCAATACAAATTTGCTTATAAAAGAAGGGCTACAAGAAAAAATCAATCATTTAATCTTTCTTTTGAAAAGTTTCTACAAATAGTAACATCTGACTGCCACTATTGCGGGGTGTCTTACTTAACAGAAAGTAGAACAGTTGGAAAGCATAGGATTAATATGTTAACAGTAGATCGAGTTGACTCTACAGTAGGGTATGAAGAAGACAATTGTGTACCTTGCTGCAAAATGTGTAATACCATGAAAATGGATTACCAGTTTGAAGCTTGGATAACAAAAATGCAAGCAATTCTTAAGAAATTAGGTAGATTATGAGTACCTTAGTCGTAGCTTTTACCATAGTGAGCTCCAATTTAGCTTTACCACAAGGTTTACTAGAAGCATTATGTATGATAGAATCAAATCATGAAGTTGCAGCTATGAGTAATCATGATGGAGGAAGTAAAAGTTATGGAGTTTGTCAGATTAAAATGAATACCGCTAAATTAGTAGGATTTAAAGGCACTGAAAAGCAATTAATGGAACCAACTGTTAATATCTATTACGCTGGAAAGTACCTACAAAAACAAATTAACCGATATAAAGATCTAGATAAAGCAGTTTCCGCGTATAATGCTGGGTCATATAGAACGTTCAATAGATTGTATGTAAATAAAGTAATGAAACAATGGAGAAGTAATCATGTACCTCGTTGAGTTTAAAGTTTTAAATAAAAAGTGGAAAATTAGGATTTTAGAAAAAAAGAAGTATACAAAAAGATACGGAGAAGACTCTGTAGCAATTACTTTAGCATATAGACGGTTAATATACCTTCACCCAGAAGGTCTAGATCTAGAAACAATAGTACATGAGCTAGTACATGCTTTTATGTCAGAGATATGCATAAAAAGCACTAATCAAATAACTCCAGATGACTTAGAGGAAATTTTTGCTGAGCTTATGGCTAAACGAGGTAAAGAATTACTTCAATTAGCCGATGACTTATTTTTTAAAGTTCACAATAAGATAGAAATTAATAAAAAATTAGACACTTTATCTAATAAGGACGACTAATATGCTAATAGGACTAACAGGTAAAATGGGAGTAGGCAAATCAACAGCTGTAAAAGCTTTAAAAGAACTATATGGCGATAAAGTAAAAATAGTTAAGTTTGCTCAACCTATATATGACATACAAGAATATACATATAACCGGATTAGCAGCGTATATACAAGATCAGAATCATTTATTAAAGATAGAGCTCTTCTCCAATTCATCGGTACTGAATGGGGAAGAGAAACAATAAGCCCCAGTCTATGGATAGATCTTTGGACAACAGAAGTAGCAAACCTATTAGAACAAGGCAACATAGTGATATGTGACGACGTCAGATTTGACAACGAAGCAGAGGCAATCCTAGTTCAAAAAGGTATTATCATTCAAATTAGATCTGAAAATACTGAAAATAGAATAGACACTAGGGCTGGTCTAATCAACCATAAAAGCGAACAAGGCATATCGCTTGACCTCATTTCAGAAGTAGTGTACAATAACAGTACAGAAACCGATTTTATACAAGATATGAAAAAAGTTTTTCTTCGCAATAACGCGGAGATTAAATAAGCATTCTCTTAACATGGAGAATAAAGGAGTAACGATGGCATACGAAATAGTAGGAATTTTAGACGCGGATACAACAATCGCACTTGGTGGATTTAACAAAAAAACTAGAAAAGATAACCCAACTCAAATTGAAGGTTACTTCTTAGGTTCTAAAGAGACAAAAGGCAAGTTTGGTCCGGCTAAGCTTCATATATTTCAAACAGCTACAGGCAATGTAGGAGTTTGGGGTAAAACTAGTATGGATAAAGCTTTAACAGCAGCTCCACTAGGAGCAATGACCCTAGTGACATTTAAAGGAACGCGCCCAACAAAACAAGGAAACGATGCTTATATTTATGAAGTTAGAACCGATAGAACCAACACAATAGACGTTAGTGCATATTACGATAGTAATAGTATTTCTAATTCAGAAGTTTTATCAGACGATTCGTACGAAGACTCTGAGATAGAAGAAGAGCCAGTTTATGTAGCCCCAAAAGCACCGGCGACCCCCTCACCAATACCAAGTTCAGCACGCCAAAGCTCTACTTTAGATCTTTTAAATAAAGCCCGCAATAAATCTGCTTAATATTATTAATTTATGGCCCATCGTTTGAGAAGCGGTGGGCTTTTACTAGGAGAAGAACATGTTAATTAGAGCAATACTACCTGATTGGGCAAAAGAAAAAAATCCATACGCTAAAAAAGTTATTGAAGGAAACTTCAATTGGGATAAGATAGAAGCCCTCTGCCTAGACATGTATAACGTCTATTTCTTCCCAAACGGTACATCCACTTATGTCGAAGGCACTAATGTTGATGGATCTCAAATAGATCAATTCAATTATGTTTTCGTAGACATGGACTTAAAAGAATTAAAACATGATTCAAAAGAATCATTTCTTCAAATACTGAAAGATTTCCCATTAAAGCCCACACAAATCGTCGATTCAGGCAATGGAATTCACGCCTATTGGAAAGTAGTGGATTTGGATGCAATGTCCTTCTTAAGATTACAACGAAGATTAACAAGACATTTAAATACAGACGAAGCAGTTTCTAAGATTTGCCAAATAATGCGCCTCCCAGGTACATTAAATACTAAGAACCCAGACGATTTAAAAGCTTGTGACATCATAGAAGAAAACAATGTCTCGTACACTTGCGAACAATTAGATCAGCATATTGTACCTATTACACCGCAAGATGCTGATTACTGTCAAAACCATTACAACAAAACTTATGAATTAGATACAGAAGCAAACGCAATAAGCGATACTATACCGCCTAAATTCGGTAAGCTTATGCGAGATAATAAAGAAGTAAGCGACATCATGAGAGGTGCTATATCTGATAGATCTAAAGGAGACTATAGACTAGCACACATCATGTTCAGTAATGGTTTTACTAAAGAAGAAGCAGCATCAGTATTAGTAAATAGCGCTAAAGCTAGTTCAAGAGCTCCAAAGCATAAATATACATACGCTATGAATATCATAGATAAGATTTGGACATACGAAGAAGCTCCTGAAACAGACATAAATCTATCTTATAGCGTAAGAGAAATCCTATCAAATGCAGGCGATAACATTAAAGGAACTAGGTTCCATTGTTATAAATGGCTAGATAATACAGAATATGGATTTAGATTAGGCCAAGTAATGGGGCTTGTAGCGGGATCCGGTGTGGGTAAAACTGCCATCGCTTTAAACATGTTTATGGGATTTGTCGAAAATAACCCAGATTATGATCATATCTTTATTCCATTGGAGCAACCAGTTAATGAGATCGCTGAGCGATGGAAGAATTTATGCGGTGAAAACATTAGGTTACACGATAAGGTACATTTAATCAGTAATTATGACAATAAAGGTGGGTACCGTAATCTTTCTTTTGATCAAATAAGAGAGTATATTGTTAAGTTTAAAGAGAAAACAGGCAAGAAGATCGGCTGCGTAGTAATCGATCACATTGGAGCTTTAGCTACAACAGGAAAAGACCAAGGTCAAAGCTTAATGAATATATGTCATAAGATGAAAGCATTTGCCATTGAAACAAACACTTTTGTTATCATGCAATCCCAGGCGCCGAGAGAGAAGGCCGGAATAGGAGACCTAGAACTAAACAAAGACGCTGCATATGGAACAGTATTCTTTGAATCTTACTGCGATTACCTAGTGACAATATGGCAGCCTCTTAAACGATGTTACTCTTTATCTGATTGCCCAACAGTAACAGCCTTTAAATTCTGTAAGATCCGTCATAAAAAGCAGAATAAAGATGTAATACAAGAAGATGTACGATACCAGATGATATTTGATCCTACTACTGAAAAGCTAGTAGAACCA